CGGGAACTAGCTTTCCAGGCCGGGGCTATTGCGGTCATTAAGTATCTTAAATCAAAAACCAATCGAGATTAGAACAATGTGTTTTGGTGGTTCTCCTCCTCCCCCGCCTCCCCCGCCTCCGATGCCGCAGATGCCTGCGCCTCCCCCACCGCCTCCGGCTCCTCCTGCCCCTCCGCCGCCGCCTGTTAGCGCTGGTCAGAAGGTGGCTACTATTCAAAGCAAAGCAACAACCAAATCAGCTAAAGACAAGACCAAAGGCGCTGGTGCATTCAAAGCCCCTAGGCCTATGGTTGGAACTATCTCCGGGCAGACTACTGGTTTGAATGTTCCGACTGCTCAGTAACGGAGGAACAGACTATGTGCATGATGGGCGGCTTAGCAGGTCCAGGCTATGTATCACAAAACGGACAATCTTTTTATTCGCCTAGTGGTTTACTAGGAGCCTCTTTAGCAAAAGATCCAACTGCTGTAAAAAGCGCACGCGACCAAGGTCGTCTTGAATCTATGTTTGGAACCGATCCTTATATGGCTAAGATGGTAGCTCGTACTGAAAATAGAATGTACGATCCTGCTGATCCATATGGGCTTCGAGCAGAAAAAGAGGCAGCGACAAGCAGCCGCATTGGTGCTTTAGAAAATCAATTACAACAGCAACAAGGTCGAGCACAACTCGGCACGATTTCTACTAGCCAAGCTGCTTCTGTAAAGACCCCTTCCACTAACACCCGCACTCCTCAACGTGTGCGTCCCATTCGTAGCTCTCTGAAAACTACGTCTGGAGTTAAACAGATTCCTACCGCAAGCTCCTTGTCTGGCGGTATGGGTCTTAATGTACCTAACTAATTAAATGGAAAACTCGTCTGCCGCATCTCGGTACGCCCGACTCGCTAGCGACAGAACGATCTTTCTTGATACTGCTAGGGAGTGTGCTCGCCTCAGTCTTCCTTACCTCCTTACTCCTACGGGTGTAATTAACGGTCAGAAGCTGCCCACTCCTTGGCAATCAATCGGTGCCAAAGGCGCGAACGTCATGGCCTCGAAGCTGATGCTTAGCCTGTTCCCTGTAACGGCTACGTTCTTCAAGCTTCAGATCAACGACGGTAAGCTCGCCTCGGACCCCAATCTAGATGCTCGGATCAAATCTGAGATCGACTTGAGCCTGTCCAAAATGGAACGGGTTATCATGCAACACGTTGCCGAATCACAGGACCGAGTGGTCCTACATCAGGCAATGAAGCATCTGATTGTAACCGGGAATGTCCTGGTCTACATGGGTTCGAGTGGTGTCAAACTGTACCCTCTTGACCGCTATGTGGTCGTCCGTGATGGAGATGGTCAGCCCACCGAGATCGTTACTGTTGAATCAATCAACCGTCAATTTCTACCTGAAAAATTTCAAAAGCCAAAACGCTCTATCAATCGAGTAGATGACAACACTGCTACTCCTTCTATTGATGTTACTGTTGGTGAAGATGAGGCTGCGGTCTATACTTGGGCCAAACTCACCGACGGTCAATGGCGTTGGCGTCAAGAAGTAGACGGTGAGATCATTGAAGAAAGCTACGGCAAAGCTCCAAAGAACACGACCCCTTGGCTTCCCCTTCGCTTTAACATTGTCGATGGAGAAGACTACGGACGTGGCCGCATTGAAGAATACCTCGGTGACCTTAAGTCGCTTGAGGGACTCATGCAAGCCATGGTCGAAGGTTCCGCTGCTTCTGCTAAGGTTGTCTTTCTGGTATCTCCTTCTGCTACCGTTAAGCCTGCTACTTTGGCAAAGGCCGGAAACGGAGCAATTATCCAAGGCCGTCAAGAAGATGTGTCCGTGGTTCAAGTAGCCAAACAGGCTGACTTCTCAACGGCATATCAGATGATCACTCAGCTAACACAACGGCTGAGCGAAGCGTTTCTTATTCTTACGGTACGTCAATCTGAACGTACTACCGCAGAAGAGATTCGCGCTACCCAGCAAGAACTTAACGAACAGCTGGGTGGTATCTATGGCAACCTGACCACTGAGTTGTTGCGTCCGTATCTTCAAAGGAAGATGTTTGTGTTGCAACGTTCGGGTGTGTTGCCTAAACTTCCTAAGGGTGTTGTGTTCCCAACTGTCATTGCTGGTATCGAAGGTATCGGTCGTGGTCAGGATCGGGAATCACTGATGATGTTCCTTCAAACTGTTTCTCAGTCCCTTGGACCTGAGGCCATGATGAAGTTTATCAACCCTGATGAAGCCATCAAACGCCTTGCTGCTGCTCAAGGTATTGATCCGATTCAGCTTATTAAGACAGCTGAGGAACGTGACAATGAAATGAAGCAAGCACAACAGCAACAGATGCAAGCTACCATGATGAACCAGGCTAGCGACTTTGCTAAGTCTCCTCTCATGGATCCTGCTAAGAACCCTGCTGCTGCCGACACTCTCGCACAAGTAAGTAATGCCGTCACCGGACCTGCCGCTGGACCTCAACGACCAGCCCCTGAATCCTGAAGACTTTGAAGTTACCGAAGCACCTAAGGCAACCGTCACCTCTCTTGAGCCTAAGCGGAAGCCTGCTGGTAAAGCTACGGTAAAAACAAACAAAGTCAAACCCGAACCCAAGAAAAGGATTGTTAGTCCTGGTCTTGGTAAAGTTACCCTCGTCACCCACTAAACCACTCCTATGGCTGAAATCACTTTTGACGGAAACGACCCCGCAGTAACCGAAGCCCGTCAGGCAGAGGAAGCGAGGCTTGTGGAGCTTGGTGATAAGCTGATTGCCGAAGAAGAAGAACGCAATCTTGCTAAATATGAACAAGCTCGAAAAGACGCCGAGTCAGAACTGCGTTATGCCGGTAAGTTCAAATCCGCTGAGGATTTGGAAAAGGCATACAAAGAACTGGAAAGCAAACTTGGAAAGAAAGAAGAAGCAGGTACTGAAGAAGGCGATTCAACGGAAGATACTTCCGAAGAAGCTGTCGAAGAAGATCCTGCTTCCGAAGCAACTAAGTTTCTCCAAGAAGCTTCTGACGAATACTTTAGTAACTCCAACCAACTGAAACCTGAGACAGTTCAAAAGCTCAAGGAGATGCCGTCTGAGCAACTCATTGATGCTTACCTGGAGCTGCAAAAGAATACGCCCATCCAACAACAGCAACTAACTGATGCTGATGCAACGGCGATTCTTGCTTCGGTTGGTGGTGAGGCTGCCTATAACGAAACTCTTGCTTGGGCAGCAGACAATCTAAAACCAGATGAAGTTGCTGCATTTGACAACGTAGTCAATAGCGGCAATAAGGATGCCATCTTCTTTGCAGTCCAAGCACTCAATCAACGTTACAAAGATAGCGTTGGCTTTGAGGGCAAACGAATGTCTGGAAAGTCGGTGAAAAATTCTGTCAAAGGATTCCGTAGTCAAGCAGAACTGGCTCGGGCAATTTCTGATTCTCGTTATCGGAATGACCCTGCCTATCGCCTTGACATCGAACAGCGCCTGGCTGCAAGCGGCGATCTTCTCTAACAGATCGTGGGGACTGCAATGTCCCCCATGCCTATTGAGGATGGGATAACCTCGTAAAAAACCCAGTCATGACTGGAGTATTGGCCCGCTGCGGTGGATACCCAATACGAAAGGCAACCCAACAACTAAATAATTTTTCCCGGGACTCTCGCAACAATACCAACCTAATCTTATTCATTTAAAGACAAGTGACTTTTTCTGTAACTCAGCTCGGCCAGGCTAACGGCGCGGGCGATACTCAGGCTCTGTTCCTGAAACTCTTCACCGGTGAGGTCTATGAGGCCTTCCGTAACGCTACGATTGCTAAGGGCCTGGTCATGAACCGGACCCTCAAGAATGGCCGCGAGGCTCAGTTCATTCACACTGGTCGCGTGTCGGCTGGTTACCACACCCCCGGTAACGCTATCCTGGGCAGCGGTGACCCCAACGTGGCAGAGACCACCATCGTGATGGATGACCTGCTGGTCGCCTCCGCGTTCGTGGACAACCTTGATGAAGTTCTGGCCCAATACGATATTCGTGGCCCCATCGCCCGTCAAATCGGCCAGAGCCTCGCAGAATACTATGACCGCCGCATCTTCCGCGTGCTGGATCAAGCTTCTGCTGCTACCGCCCCTGTGACTGGCGAGCCTGGTGGCTTCCAGGTGAACCTGGGCGCTGGTAACGAGTATGACGCTCAGGCACTGGTTGATGGCTTCTTTGAAGCTGCTGCCCGTCTGGACGAAGTGGCTGCCCCTCAGGAAGGTCGTGTGGCCGTCCTCAGCCCCCGTCAGTACTACGCTCTGATCAGCCAAGTTGATACCAACATCCTGAACCGTGAGCTCGGCGGTAGCCAGGGTTCCCTGAACAGCGGTGAAGGTCTCTATGAGATCGCCGGTATCTCCATCCGTAAGTCCAACAACATTCCCTTCCTGGGTAACTACGGTTCTGCTGCTGGCACTGCCATTGAGGCTCCTGCTGCTGGCGAGAACAACGACTACGGTGATGGCCCTGGCGGTGACTTCGATAACAGCTGCGGTCTGATCTTCCACCGTGATGCTGCTGGTGTCGTTGAGGCTATTGGCCCCAGCGTTCAAACCACCGGTGCCGACACGAAGGTGATCTATCAAGGCGACGTTATTGTCGGCCGTCTGGCCTACGGTTGCGGCTCTGTCCGTCCTGCTGTGGCTGGTGCTTTCCGTAACGTCTGATTCTTTTTCATACGTTCATTGTGGGGGGTCCATTGTGGCCCCCTTTTTTCTTGCCCGACCATAATGACTACTCAACTAGAAGCTATTAACCAGATGCTTAGTGGCATCGGGCAAGCCCCGGTGGTAAGCCTAGATGTCGCTAACCCCGAAATCGCTATTGCTCTTGACGTTCTTGAGCAAGTAGATAGAGAAGTACAAGGTGAAGGCTGGCACTTTAATACTGAGGTTGCCTATCCCTTTACTGCTGATAATGATGGATTTATTTTTGTTCCGTCAACAGCACTCCAGGTTTCGGATAATAAGTTTGCTAACAATCAGAAATACCAGACCGTATTGCGTGATGGCAAGCTTTACGATAAGATAAAGCACACCTACACGTTTACTGCCGGACAACAAGTGAAATGTGATGTTGTGTGGAAGTTTGACTTTACTGATCTTCCTCAGGTCTTTAAGGACTACATCACTCAACGCGCTACCCGTGTGTTCTCTGGACGGGTTTTGGGTTCCCAAGAAATGGTAACCTTCAATGCTCAAGACGAAGCTCTTCTTCGTGCTAACTGCTTGGCCTATGACACCAGCAGTTCTGATGTGAATATCTTTGGTCAGGAGAACGGCCAGAATCTTTACATCAGCTATACTCCATTCCGCGCTATTGCTCGATAATCATGGCTGCTATCTCACAAAGAATCGTCGGTCTGATTGGTGGGGTATCGCAACAGCCTGACTCACTGATGCTTCCGGGTCAGTTCCGAGAATGCGATAACTATTACCCCGACCCTACCTTTGGATTACTAAAGCGTCCAGGCACTAAGCTGATTCGGCGTCTTGAAAATGCTGATGATGGTGGTAGCTGGTTCTTTATTTCCAAAGGCGATGACGATAAGCTGATTCTTCAAATCAATGAAGACGGCACACTTAATTTGTGGGATGGCCAAAGTGGTGTTGAGCAGACTTTAAATGCCCTTAGTGGTTCTGCCCAGACCTATGCGTCCCACACAAACTCATCAGACATTGAAGTTCTTCAGATCAACGATTACGTCTTTGTTCTGAACCGTAGTGTCTTTGTTGAGGATGATGGTGTTAACTCAGCAGCACAAACCCCATTTGGTTATGTGACGCTGACGACCATTGCGTATGACACCAGCTATCGGGTTACTATTGATGGTACTAACTTTACCTATAATAGTCCTACTAGCTCTGGTTCTAACATTGACGCAAACACCATTATCAATGCTCTTGTTAGTGCTATCAATGGCAACCCTGCTTATGTTGCTACTGGTGTTGCTAACCACATCCACATCCGTAGAGCAGACAACGCAGACTTTAGCCTTGAAGCAACAGGTAGTATCTCTGGTACTGGTCTGACTGCTTACAAAGGCGTTGTGTCTGGTGTTGAGGATCTTCCTGATCAATTCCTTGACGGAGAAGTTATCCGTGTTGGAGCAGGTGAGGCTGATGAGGATGACTATTATCTTGAGTTTGAAACCAGTGATGGCTCTTCTCAGGGTGCTGGTACTTGGGTTGAAACCATTGGACCGGACGTTCCTCTTGGCGTAGATGCCACCACAATGCCCCATGCGCTCATCCGTGAGGCTGATGGTACTTATACCTTCCGTGAGCTTTCCGAGGCTGCTGCTGCGGCTTATACCACCTCCACAACGGTGTCTGGTATTCCTACTGCTGTTAGCGTGACCAGCAATGGAAACGCTCGTTGGAGTATTGGTCAAAAGTTCCCGGTCTATGATGGAACCGGACTGAACCTTCGTCTTCAGGTTACTGCCATTAACGATGACCGTCAGATTACTGCTGTAAGTATTGTCCGTGCTGGACGTAACTACACCGCAGCTGATGTTGTAACCAACCTTGAAGGGGACACGTTTACCATTGATACTGTTGGTTCTGCTTCTCTTTCTGGTAGCACTTGGGCTACGCAGTATTGGGGTCAACGTACTGTGGGTGATGAGGTGTCTGCCGAAAGTCCCAGCTTTGTTAATGAGCGGATTACTGGCATCTCCTTCTTTAAGAACCGTCTT